TGGTATGGGTTTGCCCAATAAACTCCTCCTACAGTATGATCAGGAGTGTAAGGTGGTGAATATACAGCAAATCCGAAACGAGCTTCATCTGTATAAGCCATTGATGGTGTGACATACGGGAGAACAGTATCCAAAATAACTCCGGTTGAATTTCTACACATAAAAGAAATTACTATTGTTCCCATATCTAAACCATATTCATTAAGCCACACTGATCGTAACGAAGACGTATCTCCTATAAATTCAAAAGGATTCATTTGTGGGATGCAACATTCAATTTCTATAGTTTGTAAAGACACTGCATGATCTCCTGAATTTTTATTCATTTGCGAAGTAAACGCATCAGCAAATTCTATCTTTGGAGCAACACTATAATCGTCTCTCCCTATTCTAGCAATATTAGGATATGTATGGGCAGGATATTGTATATTTTGAACCAAAGTTGAAGAAGATCCTATGTATGAAGATCCCCAGCTCTTACTAGAAACAATTCCGCTCATTTCTGGTTGTGGAGGGTAATACGTAGCTTGAGCAGAGGAACAATTTCCTATTAAAAATTTAAATTTAACTCCTCCTGTAGAACCGTGATAAAATCTCCTTAATATTCTCTGAAACCCCATTCTTGCATCTACTGGATTATCTATCAACTTCAAGAGCTGCGCCACAGGGAGAATTTTAATACCGCTGCTAAAATCGGCGCCCTCACTAGGTTTCAACACCATAGTGGGTCCAGTAATATAACGACGCATATAATCTCTCGCGCTAACAATAGGAGAAAATTTTCTCATTGTTGGTTTAATCTCAACAGTTTCAGCTTCATTTAATATTTCACTCTGGTCCGACGGCGTTAACATAACACTTGCTTCAGCAGAGTAGATAGTTTCTGCTAAAGGTTCCTCTATAGCCATTAAAGATGAGACTTCAAAAGGAGACAAGGGCACTAATCTATTTACTCCATATCCATAAAATTCAAAATCATTACCAGCCGAGATGTAAACATTAAACTCGGCTGATCCTGATACGGAACCATTAGATACTAAAGGCTGTAGAACATAAATGTAATACACTCCATGAGACAATGCATTTGCTTGTGCTACTTCCATAATCGGTAATTCATCGAGTGGAGAACAGAATTCAAGATCAACTGTTTGAACTTGTCCACCTCCTGAAAATTCAAGAGTAGTTGTTTGCATATTGGCGACACTTTCGATGGTCGGAACTTGAGTTAAAGATCTAAAGTCTTTGGAATAGTCTCTTACTACCATTAGTTTACAAAAATGAAAATTTGTCATAACAGATTGTAAATGCAATCTGATAGTACCCTTCCAAAAACGAGAGTTAAAAGCCAAAACTTGTAAAGGAGTAGACATTGTCATTGATGCGGTATTGGTTCCGTCTAATGTTTCTTGTATTGGCGTAATGGGTCTTGAAAAAGGTATATAACCCACACGTGATGAATCTCCTGTCGTTGATAAAGTAAAAGATGAGATATATTGAGGTTTTGATATAATATTAGATATTAACATTTCATCATTTTCTGTATAAAAAACAGCATCATTAACAATACGATCGTGATTAGCATAAGGATCTAATTTCTCCACAAACGTTTGTATATCAACAGAATTCATAAAATTTCTGGTGCCTACAAGGGCACGGGTATTTATTAACGGTATATTCGGATTATGAAAACCTGTATAGTTCCTTATAAGTGATCTTCCCTTATCAATAAAGTCACCAGCTAATTTTTTACTCAAAGTAGCTGCTCCATCAATTATTTTGGTTATTACTGATTCGGCGTTATAGACTACGCTTCGTCCACCAAAACCAATAGGAGTAGTGTAAATTGTATTTTGATTTCCTGGAACATAAAACTCTGCTTCAGAAAATACTGCATGAATTGAAATAGTTAAAGCGGTTGAACCCGTAGTAGGTACTCCTAATGGGTTTATTACTACCGCATAAACACTAGCATAATCAAAGCTAGGATCAGGTGTCCAAGCTGTGTTATGATAATTAGTACTACGTAACTTAAAATTAGAATAAAACGGAATTTCCAAACACACTGGAGTTGATTCATTAGCACTAAGAAAAACATGGGGTGCTTGTAACATGGAATTTACATTCCTTCTATTAAGAACAGTTGAGCTAGTATCAAAAGCGTCCCATGGTAAGGATGCAACAAGAACTGTTCCTTGATGTTGAGGTGTTCCAGTAACCTGAAGATATAAACAAAGTTTAGTTCTATATAAAGCTGAAACATTAAAAGGAGTCTTAACTATATCATTTACTAATAATTCGGTAGGTAGTTCCATGTGAAATAAAGCTGACCAACGTGCCGCATTCTCTGGCCACGTCTTAGACGTGATGTAAAAAGGCTTATTAATCAGAGTAGGAAAATCCTGCTTTAATTGTGGAGGTATTGACACCAGGTTTGGAAATTTATCATATATTTTTGGACTTTCTATTAAAGTGCGAGTCCTAACACTCGAGAAGAACGCATCTTCTTGCGACACTACTGTATCGGTATCTTTATTATTTTTTTGATTACTCATGCGTTTATTTTAAACTCTGACCACATGAAAACAGAATTTAAGATTTACCATAATTCTAATACTATTGCTTGGCTCTTTTCGGTATAAAAAGATTATAACCTGATCAATAATATTTAATTTGCTTTAACTAAGCAAATTGTTTTAACATTAATTATACTTACTAGTATGCCAAGATGACCACGACATCGCTTCCATCTCTTCATTAGTAGAGTATACGTATAATAAATAATCTTCACTTAATGTAGGAGCCTCGATACTAAGACTCTGAGCTACTCTCAATACATTATAGACTATTTGATCATAGTTTAGATGGGTATGTAGATAAATTTCACGCTGGAAATTGTGAATTTTGTCTCGCATAACATCAAAAGTGTCTTTTTTTTTATCAACATATGACAAACCGGAATACAAAGTATGTATAGATAAAGGACACATAATTCTTCCTATCTTAGGATGGAACAAAAACTTTCTTTTCAAAAAAGTTACATCTTCTATGGTTGAAAAAGGCTGAGTTATAATTTGCTTATTGCCATCCGTAAAAGACATACCTATGGAAGTGTAAAACTCATTTAGAGTTATGGCATTTAAAATATCTGTATGATTATAAACTCCGGTCAACAAATCATCGCCATAAACATATAATAACAAATCTTTTTTAAACCCAGTTATAGTTGGGTTTCTATTATTTCTTTTCATTTGTCGATAATACCACATAGCTGAATACATCTGATTTATAATACTATTCACTATCGCTGTTAGAAAACATCCAGATGGCATTGAATGGGTAGTTAACCATAGATCATCATTCATTGCTACAATTGTATTCATCATATTAAGCATCAGCTTATCCAATAAATCACGATCTTGTTCGGAACCCCGAAATTTTGATACGATCTCTTTTGCTATTACATATTGAACTTGAGATAACATTCCTCCATCCCATTTTCCTACATCCCCATCAAATATACCTTTACACCGTAACAATGATTTGTGCATTCGATCAAAGTCCTTATATGGGTTAGTTCCTATCATAATATTGTGAAAATCTCTGGTTCGTATGATATTACTCACGAATTCTCCAGTCAATTCTTTGGTAGCTAATTGCAAGGGGAGAGGAGAAATTCTAAAACTACGCGGCTCGCCTAACTTTGAATCATTACGAATTTCATCCTTTAAACACTCAGTCCAGATCCAATCTTTGAGGACAAAATTATTAGATGCGGTGTTACTCTTGAATGATTCGAGTGTCTCCTTACCTAAGATGGTATATTCTCCCTTCTCAAAATCTATATAATTTTCTTTACCGGATATCATTGAAAATCCGTTTGATGATTTCTTATTAATTGGAGCCAAAATGTTATTTCCCATAATAACCTCTTTTTCTGATATTTTTGAAAATGGAGATATTAACGTTGATACATAATTTTGAGCAAACTTAAGTTCCTCACTATTAACTCCTTTTTGAGGTAGAAATGACTTCTTCCCTATATCTTTTATTGTATGAGGTCCATATTTATTTAAATTAGCGGGAGATCTAGTTGTTTCTAAAACTCCATGCATTGGAGAAGGAATAATGTTAGATTTATTATTTGTAAAAACATTCATTTTAACATCTAACTTCATTCCACTCACATCAACGGGAGTAGTAATCTCTTTGTATGTTAAATCGCTAATATATGAGTCTTCACTTAAAATATGACTCACATCTTTTCTAAGTTGTTGTGACCATAGTAGTGAAACACCAGTTTGGAAAGAACCTGCGACGTGCATCCCTTTAATACCGGTTCTTTCGTCAACAACAACACTACCACATAAACCTGCGGCGTGAAAATTGTACTCTAAATCCTTATCGCTCAAAACTCCTTCATCTGTGGAGTGAGGATATTTATAAGTAAAAGTGCCTACACGAGGTACTAACTTTTCTAACAAAGGAATAGACCCTTTTGGTGTTGTTAACCAGGCTCCTTCCTTTGATAATGGTTCTTCCTTAAATAATTTTGATAAATTTTTAAAAAAACTTGGTATATTTTTTGGTAATTCTATTATTGCTATGTCATCATTTTTATTTACATACACTACTTTTCCTGTAGTATGATCTATGACATAATACTTATTTTTTGGTTCTTTAAAAAGCGAAACTGTGATAGTGTCTCCTGTTGGCAACGAATGATACGGGACTAAACAATAATGCCCGCTCACTAAAGCACAGCTTTCTAAACTACTTGAATCTCCTTCTAGTTCTACGAAGAACATGTTTCTATTGACAGCTTGTATTAAAGCAGAAGGAGTTCGATTGCTACTTTCTAGTTGAGATTCTATAACTTCTAAGAGCTCAGCGTTAAATATAGGATCACTATTTTTATATTTTTTATAGCCTATTGTTCCTAGACCAATAAGGGTTGACAATAAAATGCCTCCTAATAGTAATGCTGGAACGTTTTCGTAATCTAAAAGTAAATCTTGAATAATAGTCGTAGCCCACTCTTTAAAAGCTTCAAAATAATTAGTTTGAAATAAAGATTGAGCTGTGTAGTAGACATCCTTGGGTAAGCTAAAATCTCTTTTAATCTCCAATAGTTCTTCACTTGTGAGATCGTGACTAACGGATTGATGTTTTTTAATAGCCGAAATTATTTGTATGATTTGAGTTATCCATCCAACGTACTTAATTCTTCGACCTTCCGTTCGTATAGTTGTTGGGAGAGTGATATTATTATCTTTCATAAAAGCTAACATTTCATCCGGAAAGTTATTAACCCAAATTTCTTTTTGCATATTATAGTGAAGAAAACTTATTTCTCCTTCTAATACAGAACCGACTCTTCTGGCTCTACTAAAGTCAAAAACTAATCCTCTTCTCCACAATGCTGTTATATCATCTATACCATCATTTTTACATATACTACTCCTATTGATAGTTGTAAATCTATTTGTAGTTAGTAAAATTTTATCACTGAGAAAATATTTAGTATCTTTTAATTTTGCATCTGCACAATCTAGTTTAAAATTCATATTGGAAACCCAATTGATAAAAGTTCTCCATTGAGATATTCCTTGTTGACCGACATCATCCATATAAAATAAAGGTTGTTGTTCATAAGTATCATAAAAGTCTTTTCCATCCATTGTTGATTTAATATTATGAGCATAAGCAGGCTCATCAAGTGCTTTTATGACTAATCCCATTGTTACTGATTTAAAACAACCAGGGGGACCTTCAAAAACGAACATAGCTGGTTCTGGTCTGGTGGTATTTTCTTGAGCTAATACTGATTTTTCAAGAGCTACTAATCCGTGCTCTATATTCTTTACAAACTGTGAATGTTTTGCCCAATCAACGAGTTCTGGTGATCCGAACCAATCGATATTCAATTTTTTAATTTCTTCTCTAAAAAAAGGATTCATCATACATCTACTGTTTGATTGACTAGTACTAATAACGCTTTGCGCATGTGATAAAATATTTCTTTTACTAGTCCATGTTTTGAGCACATCCAAAATTCGAGATAAAGGCTCTGGTAGAATCATTTTAAAAATATTTATAATCTCTTGTAAAACTAAAGCTATATATTCTAAAAATTTATTAAAAATAGTAACATCTTGTAACATTTTAATTCCTCCCAACAACTGCATTCGCCTAACTATTTCCATAATAGAAGGTGGTAAAAATAAAGACGCTCCTGCTAGGGCTAAAGATTCTAGTGATTCTGCCTTATAAAGAGTAAACAAATTGCTAATTGACTCATATAAAGTAATAGCAAAATGAGTTATATTAGAAACACTGAAATCCTTAATCATATTACTTATGTTTAAACATATTTGAACTATTTTGCTAATAACATACGTATATTTGTCTTTCATAAAATTTTTAGTTTTCCCTAACACTTTCATACAATGAATAAAGGTAAATAATCCATCTTTGATGTTACTAAGATCACTCAAAATACCTTCACTTTTATAATAATTGTTAATATAAGACATAAATACTTGACGGGCTTCTGATCTTGTACACCCTATATATCTTAATTTCTTTCCTTTATACTCTATATGAGGTAAAGGTACATTATTGGCCTTTAAACTAATGAAGACCGAGAGGGAGACATTTCGTAAAAAATTGCCTCCTT